AAGATTCAGCACTAGCAAAAGTTGGTCAAGAATTATATAAGTTAATGTTTGAAAATTACACTATAAAACAATGGGACTTAAACCCATCAGAATTAGAACCATCAGTATTAGAAAGAATACCTGTAAGAGATACATTTAACGATAGATACTTTTCAGATAAATACGAAGCACTACCATCTAATGGATATACTGAGTTTGTTAAAAATATATTAGACCATAAAAATATAACAGTAAAACTAAATACAGAATACAATAATAGTATACATAAATCAAATAAGCTTTTTTTTACAGGTAAAATAGATAGTTACTTTGCAGATAAGTTTGGTAAATTAGAATATAGATCGCTAAACTTTAATTATAAAACATATGACATAGAGGATTATCAACCTGCTGCTGTTGTAAACTACCCTTCATTAGAATACCCTTACACAAGAAAAATTGATTATAAAAAATTCTATAACACAAAATCTAAATACAGTATTATAGCTGAAGAATTTAGTTCTAGTGTAGGAGAGGAGTATTATCCTGTGCCTACAAAAAAAAATAGAGATATTTATTCTAAGTATCAAGCAGAAGCTAAAAAACTAGAAAGCAATAATATTTATTTTGTTGGTAGGTTAGCCGAGTATAAGTATTTTAATATGGATCAAGCAATATTAAGTGCGTTAGAACTTTTTGATAAAATATATAAAAAATAATGGAACAAAATAGAACAAAAATAGCAAAGGAGAAAATGTTGAAAGCACTAGAAGGAAGTCTAGGGATAGTAACAACAGCTTTAAAGTCTTGCGACCTATCAAGAACTAACTACTACAAGTGGCTAAAAGAAGATGAGGTATTTGCTCAAGCAGTAAATGATGTAGAGTTAATAGCTAAAGACTTTGTGATGTCTAAATTCTATGAATGTATAAAAGACAAAGTACCTTCAGTTGTAATTCACGGAGCAAAGAATATTTGTGGAATGAATGAAACAGATAGATTAGATATAACATCAGGAGATAAACCTATTAATATGCCTATAATAACATTCGTACAAACTGATACTGAATAAGAAATACAATCCATTATTTGAATCAGATGCTAGATACTTTATAATAACGGGGGGTAGGGGATCAGGAAAGTCATTTGCAGTTACAGTCTTTCTTACTTTACTTACTATGACTAAAGGGATAAGAATACTCTTTACTCGTTATACAATGACATCAGCACATCTTTCAATCATACCTGAGTTCTTAGAGAAGATAGGACTACTAGGATTTGATAAAGTATTTAGTATTAATAAAAAAGAAGTCCTTAATACAAAGAATGATTCAGACATTCTATTTAGAGGGATAAGGACTTCAGCAGGTAATCAGACAGCTAGTCTAAAGTCTTTACAAGGGATAAGCACTTGGGTTCTTGATGAAGCTGAAGAACTTATTGATGAAAATATCTTTGACACCATTGACCTAAGTATTAGGGAAAAAGGAATACATAATAGAGTTATATTGATACTTAATCCTGTAACTAAAGAACATTGGATATATAATAGATTCTTTCAAGAGAAAGGTGTTGAAGGTGGTTTTAACGGCATTAAAGACAATGTATGCTATATCCATAGTACATACCTAGATAATATAGAAAACCTCTCAGAGAGCTTCCTAGAGCGTATTAAGAGTATAAAGCATACTAACTTTAAGAAGTACACACATAAGATCTTAGGAGGTTGGCTTGACAAGGCAGAAGGAGTAGTATTTGATAATTGGAGTATAGGAGAATTTAATCCTGATAACTTACAGACTTCTTGTGGAATGGACTTTGGTTTTAGTGTTGATCCTGATTCATTGACAGAGGTTGCAATAGATAAGAAACATAAGAAGATATATCTAAAGGAACATATCTACAGGAATGGATTAAAGTCAAATGAACTTGCTCAAATCATACTAGACAAAGTAGATAACAAACTTATCATAGCTGACTCAGCAGAGCCTAGACTGATTGCAGACCTTAGACATTTAGGAGTAAACATCAAGCCTGTAAAGAAAGGAACTATTGAAAGTGGTATTACTCGTATGCAAGATTATGAACTTATCATAACACCTGAGTCTACTAACATAGCTAAAGAATTAAATAATTATGTATTTGCAGATAAAGGTTCTAAGCTTTACGTAGATAACTTTAATCACGCAATAGATGGCATAAGATATAATGTAATTTATCACCTAGACAATCCAAATGCAGGGAAGTATTTCGTGCAGTAAACTAAAATCAAACTTTTTCTATAACCTATTATGCAAGTCAAGATAAAAAAGGAAGGCAAAACAAATACATTCAAACTAATTGATAGTTGGGAAGACGTTACTCTTGAAAAGTGGCTTAAACTCATTGACTTTGAGAAAGGAACCAAGACTGAAGAAGCTACTGAAACAATAGCAGCTTTGTCTAATATACCCAAGCAATTAATAAAAGAACTAGCCTTATCTGATGTAGCTGAAATAATGAGTAGGGTAGGTAAACTTCAAGAAGAACAAGATACTTCTTTAAAACGGCTTGTAACAGTTAATGAAGTGGAGTATGGCTTTCACCCTAACTTAGATGATATTACCTTAGGCGAGTATGCAGACATAGAAACTTTTATAAAAGGAGGAGTAGAAAAGAATCTACCTTCATTAATGGCTATACTGTATAGACCTGTAAAAGAAAAGAAGAATGATGTTTACATTATAGATGCTTATGATGGAGATATTCGGATGAGAGCAGAAGAAATGAAACAGATGTCATCAGAACAAGTACAAAGTTCCTTAGTTTTTTTTTACAATTTCGGGAAGGTATTGTGCGAGATTTTGCCATTATATTTGATGCAACGGCTGAAGGAAATGAAGAAGCAATAGCATCAGAAACATTTGCAGAGAAGTGGGGATGGTTTGGGGTACTCCATAGATTGTGCAATGAAAAGATAGTTAATTTAGAAAGTATTACAAAGCTAAGTCTTTTGAATTGTTTGACTTGGCTTAGTTATGAAACAGATTTGAACTCACAAAATAAAGTAAATAGAAATGGTTAGTAATAAGACATACAATAACGTAGTAAATACTATATTAAGATTAGGTGAATACCACGAACAAATAAGCACAACATCTGTAGGAGATATATTTGACATCAACTTAGAAAAGATGCAGAAATTTCCTTTGCTGCACATCAACCCAACAAGTGTAACTACAGGAGATAGTCAATTAGTTTACAATTTTCAGATCTTCATAATGGATATGGTAAGTGAGAAAGAAAATTGGACTTTAAATAATGCTTCAGCTAACTTTCCAAAGCTTTACAAGACTTTAAGTAACGAGCAAGATGTATATAATCAAACGCTACAAATATGCACAGACTTTATAGGAATGCTTAGACATTCAGAACAACAGTCTTTAGCAGGAACAAATGACATTAATGCTCCTATCTATTTCACAGAGGATCAATTTACAATAGAGCCATTCTCTGAAAGGTTTGACAATCTTTGTTGTGGGTGGACATTTACTATGGGAGTATTAGTTCAGAACAACTTTCAAACTTGTATCATTCCTGTAACATCAGAAGGTGCAGGTTATTAATGAAATGGAAAATAGGATGGCTTACAATACAGATAGGATGGAAAAAATTTAAAATAACAATAAACTTATAAAATGGCAACACTCACAACAACACTATCAGAATCTATTACTCTAAACGGAGCATTAAGAGGTTCTACAAATTCAGTAACAACTACAGGAATCAATGATGTATTTGAAAGAATCGTAACTTGTACAGCAAGTGTAGTAACTACAGTAGCAGTATTTGATACACTACCTTCTACTTCAGCAGGTGCTATTGATGTAGACAGAACTAAATATGTAAGAGTTACTAACTTAGAAACAGCAGTAGCAATAGAATTAGCAATAGTAACTACAGATTCAAATTATCAAGTAACATTAACAGCAGGACAATCTCATATTTTATGTCAGGGTTCAGAAGTTGCTTTAGGTGAAGAAGATGTATCTCCAAGCTTTGGTGCTATGCAAGACCTTACATCTTTACAAGTAAAACCAACAACAGCCGTTACTGCTAGAATTGAAGTCTTTGTAGGAATAGAATAGTGAATACTGCTAACATAGAAAGATACTTAAATAGCTTTGGCAAACAAGTAGTTAAGGATTCTAGGGAACTACTTAGAGAAGATAAGGGTGATACTTCTTTAGGTAATTCAATTAGATTTACAGTTACTGCTGAAGAAGGAGGATTTTCTACTAAATTCTATATGGCAGAGTATGGTCAGTTCTTAGATAAAGGAGTATCAGGGAATAAAGAAAAGCAATCATATATAAATTATGATGGCAAAAAAGTTAAAAGTCCGGGCAAAGGATATACAACTAAAGGTCCTCCTATTGATATATTATCTAAATGGATCAAAAGAAAAGGAATAAAACCTAAAGGATTTAAAAGAGGAAGATCAAAAGATACAGGGCAGTTTGTTTCAGGTTTTGCTTTCTTAATAAGTAGGAAAATAAAAAGAGAAGGAATAAAGAGTCTGAGCTTCTTTCAGAAACCTTTAGGATTACAATTTAACAAACTAGAAAAAGATATGCTTAAAATATTAACACTAGATATTAAAAGTTATTTAACAGAATTTTACAGACCAAAATAATTAAAAAATGGCAAATTTCATAGAACAAAGACCTTTATACCCTGAACTTCCTGTAGGTCAAGAAGTGATTTTCTCAGTATCTAATGTAGCTCAAATAACAAATATAGGATTATTTAATGTAAAGTTTATTGCTAATGTTTATATAAGTAAAGAGCCTATCACTATTGGTGGTTTAGGATTTATAGGTTCTTTTAAAACAACACCAAATGCAGCAGGGGTTGGGATGTTTGATTTGAGTTCTGTAGTAGAAAGTTTTGTTAATGCTGATAATATAGGTGCACGAAACAGTCAGTACAAGACTATACAGACAACAGAAAATAATCCTAACCCATTACACTTAATAGATAAATTTTCGACAAATAAAAATGTTTTAGTATATTTAGCAATACAATTTGAGATAGAAGGTTCAACTACTATTGATGGAA